ACAGACCCGTCATCATTACGATTCACTGTCTCGTGCAAGAAGTATCTTGGGTCTATTCTTTTTACATTTTTTCTGCGTGCCATTATATTATTCCTTTAAAGTAGTCAACTACCTTTGCAACATCGTCGAACCGGCTGTAGCATCCATTTAGTCATGTAGTTCTCCTCTTCCTATTTGTATGCCGTCGTCGCAGATAATCACATTTAAGATATATGATGTACCCGAACTTAAACATCCTAGCAAAAATCCCGTTACGGGATTGACGCCGTCAAAAATAAATAGTTCCGTCTGACCATTAACGCCCCAGAGAAATACACCCACCCAGAAGCCTATGCACATGGGACACGAAAAAAAATAATGTTTGGGCCTAATACGATCTAAAATCTTTGAAAAGCATAAAAGTTGAGTGAGACCATAGGCGCATAAAATAAAAACTACGAGGCTTTCAAGTACAGGCCACATTATAATGTGGGTGCCCATTACATTCTATAGCGAAGTGGAATGTAATAATATCCAGGCATCATCGCGCCCTTCTCGGACTGCTGAGGTACTTCTCCAAGCTCTGTCGAGTCTCGATCGGAGGGAGCGGTAAAGTACTGCTCCAGATTCTTTTCATAGGTTTCGGCAGTCTTCATGGCATCCGCTTCGTCAGCAATAAATTCGGCTATAACAAAAACAGCCGCCTGCATTCCATTGGCCTGCTTGCTTTCCGGGATGATACCTTCTAGGGAGCTAAAGATGTTACCTCCCTGGACGCTAGCGCGCTCAATAACTCCCTTGTCACTAAGAAAATCGAAAAGGCGTGTTTGGGTATTATAGCAATCCTCAATGGATTGGCTTTTGGGGAAAGCCATAAGTTTGCTGCTTTCTGGAAGAAGCACAATATCAATTAGATCATGGTCCATGATCAGAAGATTACCTTCTAATGTACGGCGCGCTTGTAGTTCGGCGCGGGCCTGGGGACCTCCAATCTTAATATTAATCATTAGATTTTATTTCTCGTACGAGTTCTTGGATCTTTAATACTTTGCAGATAACTTCTTTAGTAGGTGCCGCGGTCTTAAAGCCGTTCAGGGTTTCAATTACTTCTTTGGTCTTTTCAATCATAGTATCGTCGGTATATATTTCTTCCATTTTTAGGGAAGCCTTGACTTCTTTTTTTAAGCGCCCGATTTCTTCATTTAAATATAGTTTTAGTTCGAGGCCATTGTCAGCAAAGGATGCAATATACTTTCCGAGCAAATCCTTTTGTTCCACGAGCAGTTTCGTATATTGCTCGTTGAACTTTTTAACAAACGATCTATAAACGATATTATCGATAGACTGAAGCTTGTTCTCCTCGATCTTTTGGGGAGAATGCATCATCTTAATGAGAAGTTCTTCTTGAAGTACTCTTTGTTTGATCGGTGTGCTAGAATTAAATATTGACGCTACGGTTGCTAATGATTTAAAGTTGGGAACAAATGTATCCCACACATCTTGCGAAAGAGTCTTATTAATTTTATCAATAACCTTGGTCTGGGCATCAAATATTCTCTTTCCATCTAGTAGCGATTGCGCGCTTTTGGTCTCGTGCAAAAGCTTCGCGGCGACGTGCAGTTCTAAGTCCGTCGTCTCTAACAAAGTGGCGTAGTGCTCTAGTTCCTTACGCAAAAGGCTATCATTCCCAAAAGTCTCTTTGATAAGACTAGAGACAAATCTCTTTTGATCGGCCCTCTTCTCAACAATAGATTTGGTTAGCTCTTTAACCAGCACCTCGTATAAAAATGCGGTGTTTCTTTTTTTGTTATGTTTTACTCTCACTGATCTTGGTCTCCGCTTCTTTTAATTCGAGTTCTGTAATCAGCCTACGAATATCTTTGGTGTTCTCTAATAGTTTTATTTCTTCAGCATCAGTATAAGTAGATTCATATTCCTCATAAAGTGTGTTGATGTTTAAAAGCTTGCTTCCGGGAAAGACATCGCGTCGAGATGTACGCGGCCTGGTCTTTAACTTGCGAGTCGTGGGGCCGGCCTTGTTGGTTTTTCGCGTATCATCCTTTTTGGAATAATGTCTTTTCCCTTTTGCTTGTGGTTCTAAGCTGGCGGGTGTGGGATTATCTTCGCGGCGCGCTGGCGACGCGAGGAGAGATGACTCTTCTGCGCCCTCCTCGGGGGCCTCCGCTCCGGCTTCACCACCGAGCTCGCCTCCAAACTCTTCGCCACCGAGCTCGCCTCCAAACTCTTCGCCACCTAGATCACCTCCTAGGCCGGCACCTAGATCACCTCCTAGGCCGCCGGCTGCAGCCTCTGCCGCGGCTCCTTCGGTGACGGCATCAAGCGCGGCTTGATACTTCCTATCATAGAAAGCTTCACGTTGGTTGCGCAAGAACTCTTCATCGGTCATGCGTAAAATATTCTTTGCAATCCAGTTCTTGCTGAACATACCTTCCACCACGTTGTTCGCAAGATCAAACTTGGTGCGGATGTGCTCTATCTCTTGTAGCTCAGCCAGCTTCGATGGCTTGTTTAGAGCTATCTTAAATGAAATTAAGTCTTGTCCTCGATACCCCAACGTGTACAAGTGCACCACAGCGATCTTCTCTAACTCTGAAAGAAGTGCCCTCTGAAGGCGCTGAATCGTACGTGAAAAACGAATATCCTTTTGGGCCAGCGTAGTGTCCCCTTCGCTGGAGCCCTCAGTCATCGTTAAATATGCCTGGGGAATTTTAATAGCAGAAAAGAGCTTGTCGCGAATATATTTAACATCATCAATATCATTAAGCTGAGAGGCTCCTGCAAGGGTGGTTATGTCCGAACCAACACCGCCTCGGATGGGAATAAAATAATCCTCTTCAACTGAAAGGGGATTATAGCGTAAGTCAACGCGGCCGCTGGTCGCGTCCACAAGCGAGTTTCTCTTTAAAGAAGTCTTCACCTTCTCCATATATTGTTCTACATCCTGCGGAGGGATATTACCCACGTCGATCTTGAACATACGACGCTCGGGGGCCCGTACCACTCGATACGCCAACATTGCGTCTTCAATCAAGACAAGCTGACGCCAAATGCGGCGTGCCGGATCAAGGACTGAAGTTCCGTAGGGAGCGTTCTTATCGTTGCCTAAGATTCTAAAGTGTGCGCACTGCCAGTTCTCAAAGGTCATGTTGGCCGAGTTCCATTGATATTGCACATAGTTGGGGTTCGTGGGGTCTTGTCCTTCCAATCTTTCTATCTCGTTCGAGGGGAGACCAATTACACCTTTAACTCCCAACACCTCATCGATGTCTAAATAAAGAAAGAAGTCTCCATACTTGCACATTGTTCTAGCCCACGCAAAGCAGTTAAACTCAACGTTAAGTGCGTCATAAAAGAGTGCTTCAAGAATCGTTTTGATCTCATCATTCCGACAGTCTATCTTAATGAGTTTATTGTACTCATTGGATGTGGTCATCTCGTCTGCATAAATGTCTAAAGCCGAAGCGATCTCTGGCATAAACTCCATCTGATCAAAATCAATATAACGCTCGTTACGATTCTGGTTCCGCATCGCTGCGGACGTAAGCATATTATAGTTGCGGGAGAGATTGTCAGCAGAGCGTTTGAACTGTTGTCCGCTCAGACTTTTAAAGCGATACTGATATTTATCCAGCGCCGATCGACGTTCTTCGCGTGTAAACTGGGCACGATAGTTAATAAGGGGGCCGGCAAAAAGCCGGGTGAGCCTCTTAAAGAGGGGAGACGAAGGGTTGCGTGGGTTGTTTCGGTCGTTGGGATCTGCCATTTATTTATCCTTTAATAATTCCTAAGTAGTGCTCATTAAACTTCTGAGCTTCTTCTATTCGTTTCTCTTCGGTATTGCGTTTGTGGCCTAGCATCCCTGGCACTGTAATACTCATCTTCTTTGAAGAAGAGGAGATAGACGACAGAGCATTTCTATTATATTCTATTAGTCTTTGGTTCTCCACCAATACTGTATCCCTTACCCAACAGCCAATCGCGAATGACATCACCAGATCGTCATTGTATGATCTCATTGCCTGGGGGCGCCCATTGTGCCAAATAAATGTTTTGATCTCCGATAACAACCGATTAGAGTTAATCTTAATTAGTTTGTTTCTCATAAACTCTTCCATCTTGGCAATCACTAAAGGCCTTGTTTTTCCCGAGGTAGTAAAGCCGGGTACCACATTCGCCATCCACTGAGCTTGGATTGGATCGACATAATCATGCGTGGACTTTGTAGAATGATATATATTATTATACCCTTTGTCTTTAAGTTTATTAAGGACAGCAAACCCTATATTGTTATTTTCGGCAACAATCATGCATGTACCGTATTCTTTTCCTGCAGCATAAAGCATATCGGCATAATCATCAGGGTTTGGTTTTCCAATATACTCTGCTACTATTTCTAGGCTGTCTAACTTAAAAATATGAAAGGCTGAATTATCCTGTCCATCGCCCCGGGCGATATCGGCCGCGAGCAGATAGGAGCCTGCCTCTTCATACTCTTTCCAAACCCAATAGTTGCGATCAAAACCGCTGCGATACTTTGGCTCTACCGTATTTTCAAGATAATAGATAATGTCATCGG